GCTATTTAGAAAAAATACATTATTTGTAAGTAAACTTCCTGATGCATACCAATTATCAGAATCATCCTTATATGATTGAAAATGATTCGACAGACATGATTCCTCGTATGTATTATTAAATCCTGATGTGGGGTCAACATCAAATGTTTTAACGTCAATATATTTATCACCAGCTGAAAATTCACCGTTACCATTAATATAATCAAATTCAGCAACAAAAAATCCATGTGTATTCATAGGCATAACAATCAGCCATTTAGTCTCAACATTAGATGATGGATTAAAATTTAAATTATTGTCAGCTTTTGACTTATAAAGTATATTATTATATATAACATATTTACCTACGCCATATGGAATATTATTAACCCAACTATCAGTGTTTGTAGACCATCTACGATATTTAACATTTCTAAAATCATAACCCATATAATTATCGTTAAGCGTATCGTGTCTAAAATTGATCACACCTTTAAATCCACTAACAACGTTTTGGTTCTTAGCATACCCATTTCTATAGTCACTGTAATTTGAAAATGCAGGATCATAAAGCCAGTTATTTGGATTCCAATCATAATAAATAATATCCTGTGGATATTCTGCTGATCGTGCAAATTTATCTAAATTATAATTATCATTAGCTGTTACGATAAGTTCCTCAGTAGTACCTATATTGATAAAGTCTTCTGGATAGCCGTGATACTCATAGTAATATGATATATCGGTAGTGAAGAATTGATTGAACATATCATAAGGAAGCGAATCTTGAGCACTTATGCCATTCAATTCGGCAGTATATACACCAGATTCTAAACCTCTTAATATCACTATATTTGAGAAATCCACATTATCAATACTGCTAAAATCATAACTAATCATAGTTGACGTTGTTTCGCCTCCCTCAGTATATGTGAATTCCTCTGAAAATAAGGATACGTATGTTTCGCCCCCTATTTTAGTACCTTCATCAAATAAGCCAAAAGCAACGCAATAATATGTTATAGGATTAGAGCCTACAGCATCTGGAAGAACAACAATATTCGTCGGTGCTGGCACTGGCTTATCATAATCAAGTAATACGTTCATATTAGCATAATCAAGCATATTATGCACTGTGGCATAATCAGTAATACGATATTGAGCACCTGCTGTTAATTCGCCGCCATCAATCATATTAGCTAACTCATAATAGGTGACGTCTATAACGCCTACACTTCCAACTGCTTTAACCACTAAGTTAATTCCATCTGGAAACCAATACTCTACTCCCATTACATTGACTGTAAGTCCTTCATGTAAGACAGATTGAGCAAGCTCACTTAAAACCTGTTGAACATTTTCGTAAGGTCTATTAGCTCTATTAAAATATCTCGCACCATCTGGTTTGGCTGCGTTTATGTTTATGTTATCACTTAATTGTATTGCCATTTTATGATCTTTTTAAAGTTATTGATAATATTGGTGTGCGATAATTTGTTATATATATCCAATATGGAACATTTGTCCATAGTCCAGTTGCCGACGTTAATAATACACTTTCACCTGTATCAAATAAGTTGCTCGATCCACCAATACTACCACTATTAAGAGCTGTTATAAACCAATTTGTGTATTGTGTATTTCCTGTTTGAGGAATTGCAATCCAGCTATAGTCAGTAGCAGCTGAATTAATTGCAAACACTGTATCACCATTGCTAAGCACAATTCTCTTATTAGAATTAACGATATCAAGCGATGACGACGAAGGTCTATCAGCCTGTGCAATGAATCCAGAAAATACAGGATAAATTGACCTGAATGTAAATGAATTACTTAAAATTGTCTGACTATTAGTATTTTCAGACTCAAGTCTATATGTTTTTGTAATTGGCGTTGAATTATTTATCGTTAATGTGCTAACCTTGCTCGTAAGACCAAAAACATTAATTCCAGATTCAATTATAGAATTATCTCCAGTATCTCTAATTAAGCCTATATTAGATTTAATATTTGAGCTGTTAGTTTTAGACCATGTAAATGTTTTCAATCCTGATAAATTAGTACCAACCTCAACCAATCCAGCTTGACCAGTAATTGCAAAACTTGCCAATGTAGGCGTTTGATAAGGATATAGTAAGCCATCAAACATTTGTTGCATGGTTGCGCCAGAAAATGTGCTGCCAGCATTCCATCCACCTAAAGCCGACGGTGTTGGAGTTTGATTTGTATACACTGTGGTTGATGTACTACCACTGCCAACAACTATATGATTAATACGAATACCGAGGTCAATATCAGCTTGATGTAGGTCAATATCAGCTTGATGTAGGTCAATATCAGCTTGATGTAGCTCAGTAATGCCAGAAGCGATTGAGTTCAGTTCGGCAAAATTATCGTTAATATCTTTGGCAAATACTCTACCAGTTGTAACCCCATCGATTATATGTATGGTTTTCATTAATAATTTGTTTTATATAAATACTAATTATATGATAATGTCACATAATAATGCCATTATTATCATATAATAATGGCATTATTAACGTTTTATATTAAAATATTGCGGTCTTATACATTAACCTTGAGGTATCAACGCCCAAGAATAAAAATTTGCCACCATCGGGAGATGTCACAACTTCCATTAGATTGCCTATATGTGCTGTGCCTTGTAATACTGTTGTCTGAAATGCGCCATTCAGTTCCATCGTTAATAAATTTATAGACAATATATATACGAAATCACCTGCAACTGCAATTGAAGCGTAATAAGTATCTAAGCCGTCATAACAGTATGAAGTTCCAGCCGAAAATATTTCAGATTGCGGCGAAAAGATCATTGATATATCCCATATATCGTTCACTATATCATATCTATCAATTGTATTTGTATTTCCTCCACGTGGAGATATTAGCCATCTACCCTTATCATGGGTTGTGCCATACAACCATCTTAATGATGTGGCTGTGGCACGTGTAGATTCGCCTAATATTGTATATGTTGTTGTCGCATCTGGAGCAACGCCAACAGCACCAAATGTCAAAACAGTTGCAGTATTAGACGCTATTGTACTTTCCTGTCTTTGTCCAGTACCCGATGTAAAAACAACTCTTTTGCCAGCCCATTTATTCACAGTCCAATTCTTTGTAGTGTCTCCCAATGTTGTAAGCGCAAATGTGCCGTTAGCAGTCCCATGTGCTCCCATAACAGCATATTTTGTCGTAGAATCTGGCGTAAATCCTGGCGTAGTGAGAGTTAGAGTTGAGGCATCATTGGCTGAAATAGCTATTTCACTACCTACGCCAGTGCCTGCAATAATTCTAACCTTATAACCAAGGAACTGATTAACCTGCCAATTCTTACTCGTGTCAGTTAAAGTAACAGATGTTCCACTTGCTGCATGCCCTTCGCCATTTTCAGAAATTAGATCATACATTCTATCCCTGCCAAATCCTTCAGGCCCATGAATAGCATATCTTGATGTACCGTTGACACCTGCCACAATGGTCGCAACTGTTAATGTTGTTGCTGTATTTGATGTAATTCTTCTTAATTGTGTGGTTGGTGACGTACCTGCGACGTCAAGTTTAACAATTTTGCCAACATGTTCATTGACAACCCAATTCTTTGTTGAATCTACAATCAATACAACACTATTCACAAATGATGGTACAATTGTAAGTGTAGCTGTTGTCACAAGATCAAAAGTGGTTAATGAATCAATCGCAAGTATAGAATACGGTGCGTTCCATGCAGACTCATTACAACCTGCAACAGTAACAGTGTCTCCCTTATAAAAATTTACATTGCTGACAGTTGTCATTCTTGCAACAGTTCCAACAGTGGTTATATTTACCGTTAAAGCATTATTACCACCACCTGAAATAATTGTGGTAGCTTTACCTGACCCTGTGGTATAATTCAATCCAGCTGAATATAATGATACCGATTCAACTGCCCCACCAGTACTTATAGATTCAACACGTCCCTTTCCAACAGTACCGACAGTCGTAATGTTAAATAAATCACCAACGGCATATCCTGAGCCTTTCACTGTTGGCGTTGGGTTTAACACTTTAATTCCATTAGGATTTATAACGCCAGAGAATATAGCCTGAGCCTCCTGACCTGGATATGAGATAGATGCGTTTCTAGTTTGTCCCAAATCTATTGACGGCCCCGTTATCCATTGATCAAAATCAATACAATACTGGTAAATAGATGAAGCATTATTGCCCACAACATATATTTTTTTAGTTTCTCCACGTATTTCATATGTCGATGTCGCATCTGGCTGCACTAGAAACGGATGTTCAACTTCATAATAATTCACTCCGTTAGATACTATACGATTTTTCATACCCATACCAGTGCCACTTGTTATTCTTAGCTCATAATTACAATATCGATCAATCTCAAGTGTTTTCGATGTATCTGTTAATGTTCTAGTGGTTGTTGAAGTTGATGTGCCAGATTCATATGGCGTTGCTCTTGTTATTATTTCCATTGAAAAGTCTGTACCTAATGCTGCCAATAACAATCCACCTATAGCTGTTTTTGTTGTCCAAGTATCCGATAATACATCGTAAAACTGTAATGAACTAAATGGTGCACCAGCTACTGCTGATAACATATAAACTCCGCCACCCTTTACTACATAAGATGACGACGCATCAGGTACAACTGTCCAGTCAGAATCAACTGTGATAATAGATGATTCTATATAATAGTTTGATTGCGAACCAGCCGTTGAAGCAGGTAAAGCGTAAGGTGCTGTTGCTGAAAATGCTGTATTATTCCAAACTTCAAGCTGCTGATAATTCGGGTCTTGAAAATACAACGTGCTTGCGTCATTATATAAAACCTTTCTAATCTGACTCAAACCAGTATTTGCAACGATTCGTACTTGATATCCGATCCATTGATTTATTTCCCATTTTTTTGTTGTGTCTCCTATAGATGTTGCGGAAGCTGATGTCACAATGCCAGATTTTTCAACCTTAACACCTGTGGAATTAGTTATAGTTCTCTCCTGACCAACACCTTTGCCTTGCATTATTTTTATAGTTTCGCCCACCAATATATCGCCATTTAATCCAGCAATTTTCATAACATTTGTACCGCCAGATAAGCAATTACCTCTATAACCATCATCGGCTGTAAATTTAATACATGATGCGGTTACAGCTGCGATAGGTGGCGAAGCCAATTTAATATGAGTATCTTTCCATGTGTCATATTTATAAAATAATGTGCCAGCAAGATAATATATATATCTTCCAAGCGTATCTTTAGATACCGTCATCGAAGATGTTGCACTTGTTGCTGTTCTAAATTGAGCAGTCGGAAGCCATAATGGAGTATCCCAAACTTTTTTTATTGTCATAATTATATTTTTTATTTATACTAAATTTCTCAATGTATTAAATGCTATATGTGCTATGTTAAATTGTTGGTCTAAAGCATTTAATCCACCAATATTGGTTTGATTTGTTAATGTTGCTAATGTTGCACTTGCGCCTAAATTGGTTACAGTTCCGACTGTCGTAACATTTGTTAATGTTGGCAATGTTCCTATACTGAACACATCTAAACTCAATCGTCCAGTACCCCCAACTGTAACGCCTAATGGTCTGAGTAGCTGAAGTATTTGTCTTGCAAGAGCATTATCATTATCCAGCATTGTATTCAATGTTAATTGCAATGCCGCCAATGCAGCTGAATTCCCATCATCATAAAAAATCTGCAAACTATCGGTGTTAGACATTCCAGATGTGTTATATGTTAATGTTAAAACATTATTTACAACAGTGCCTCCAAGCAAGTTATTGGCAAAGTTATAAATAATAATGTTATCAACAACATTTGTTATCAATAATATTCCGCTTATATCCACAGATGCATAGTCTGTAAATGTTATTGTTTTTGCATTTTTATCAAATAAATAATTATCTATACGTAGTTTCATTTATAATGTGTTTTATCCCAATGCAATGCTGTAAGCAATTGCTAATGTTTCGCTAATTCCCGATCCGCTGCCAGCTGTAAGATATGTGTTATCATCTATACTACCGTCAGCCTTTAAAAACTGTGAAGCCGTTCCATTTTTTCGAATGAAATTATCACTCTTAACGTCTCCGTCAATATTCAGGTCTTCAAATATTTGTTTCTCGCTCATAGTTTTAAAAATAAATACTGATATTATCCAACAACGATAACCCTATAAGCAACCCCATTCAAAGGTGCATTATTAAAATTAAGCGTCAATGTGTTTAAATCTGTAATTGTTTCACTCACCTCAACTTTAGCCAATGTGGATGCATTTAAAACGGATGCAACAATATCTAAGGTTTTTAAGCCATGCGTTATGGTAAATGTTGTTGTCACATTATTGCCAGAAATGGTTGTTGCATATTTTGCTGTTAATATACCTGCTGTCGGTAATGTTATATTTGTAGTATCTGTGGTATTAATAATAGTGTCTGACGATCCACTTAAAGTTAGATTTCCTTTAACAGTTATAGTTTTTGCACCATTATTAATACCTGTGCCGCCATAGGTAGGATCAATAATAGTACCATGCCACGTACCTGTTGTTATAGTACCTAGAGTTGAAACGCTGCTAAGTTTTGATGGAACTATTGCTTTTGATGTATCAACAGCAGCAGCGACCTCTAAAGCCGTAGCAATCGCAATAATACCTTGAGCACCTTCACTTGCTGATACAATGTCAGGTATATTTTTATTTACCAATGTCCAATCGGATAATGTTGTGGGAGAATTCACTTCAGCAATGATCATATCGCCGACCTGAACAGGCTCAGTAAAAAATGTGCCATTGGTTGTAACAGTATATGTCCAGCCTTTAGTTATCCCTGTTATTGGAGTTGAGTCGAGCATTGGGGAGTTGGCGGCAGCATCGTATCCTGACTGATAGACTAACGCACCAGTCACAACACTATCTATATAAGTTTTAATTGCTTTAGCTGTTGCTAAAGTGTCATCACTAGCACTAACAGTTGTTAAATCCGAATCAATTAAAATGGCTTGAATATCTCCAGCAATTCTACCCAATATGCTATTTACAGGTAATGTGATAGCACTCATACTCGCAGCCTGTTTCGCCAAAACTGAGTATGCACCATAATCATTAGATAGAACTGTGCCCATTAATCTATCATACAATGCTTTAGATAATAATCCAGCATTTATGGTATCAGCAACAGGCAACACAGTGCCAGAGCCAGTACTACTATTAATAGTGATACCTGTTGGCGTCGGCGTATTTGTAAGATTTGTGCCTGTACCACCAGCGATCCATGCAGTGCCAGTCCAATTATATGCCAATTTATCAGCTGTATTCCAGTAGGTAAAGCCAGCATCATTAATAGTTAATGTTGGGTGCGTAGCTAAATTTTGTAATTTGAGATTCAATAATTGATTTTTATTTAAATCAATATCAAATAGATAATCTCTTTTTGCCATAAGTATTTCTTGTTTTATTTTTTCATGTATTATTTTTAATTTAGTTCAGCAAATCCACTGAAACCAGCTGAAAATGTTACGATAATATTATAATTATCAATATATTGTATAGCTCCCTCAACAACTGATCCAGCACTATCTGTGATTGTTACCGATGGCTTTTTATTCATAGTATGCAATATGTGCCAGATATCTGAGGGAATACTTTGTTCAAATCTGAAATAATGCACTGGACTTATTTGCATTTCTGTATTTGGGCTATTACTAATAATAATAATACCTGAATTTCCGTCACGCATACCAGAAGATACTGGCATAATATCAACAAACTCTAATACATTCTCATGACTATCACTCAATATTAAATCTCCAGACATAGTTCCCATAATTTAATAATTTTTAACACTGTTATCGTTTAATTCTATATTTGTAATATTAATAACAAATATTCTATCAAATATACCATCATCAATATCGCTAATATCTGTCCATTGAAATTTTATCTCTGCGAACAATATCTCATTGCTATGCGGCGACGTGATCTCATTCGGAACAATAAAGTCATAGATGAAATCATTAACATATATTAATGGTCTCCATCCAGCCTCAGAAGCTTTCTTATATTTAGCCAACTCAACGCTTGGGTTATTTCTACTCTTAATTACGACCTTTATATCAAGCATATCCGATAAATTTTTATATGTACCGTCAATATTCCTGTATTTTATAGACTTTCTAATATCTGAGCCTGCATTTATCTGTGTAAATGTTACTGGCTGATTTAATCGTCTGATTAATCTACCGCCATTTATTACAGAGAGATCATAAGCCGAATTGGATAACGCTAAAATAATGGCATTTTGTCTAACCTCATTATTTGCTAATGCCTTATTATAAATTCTAAGCTTCTGAATATTACCGATATAAGAACTATTGAAATTGTGTTCGATAAGTTGATCGTATTTCGATGGGTCAAGAGTTAAAGAAGTCTTATCAAAGTCAGTATAATGTAACGAATGTTTCAATCCGAATGATCCGCCACCCCAGCTTATATTATATGGTACACCCAATTGTTTTTCATCGTCATTTTTCAATCCTCTAAAATAGAATTCATCGAAATCAGATATTCCCCAGAATAAGCCACCATTGATATAAATGCTTAACGTTCCCTTTCTTTGAGCATAGCATTGTGCTTTATTCGGATCATAATTCTGAATTATGCTATCAGGAGTGAAGACGATATCTATTAAAGACCATCCGATTCTGCTAATAATATTCGGTGATACAACATACATCACATTGCCCTGTGCATTGACATATCGTATTCCGATTCGTTTATCAGAAGTAATTTCGAAAGCAATTATATTATTCTTGATGTTATCAATTTGCATTGTGTCAATATCAACAACGACAGCGTATTCTTCTGGCTGTCTAAATGATGTGTATGTTGCGTCAAGCTTATCATATCCAGCAAGATAATGTAATTTGGATGTAGTTATACCAGATAAAGTATAGGTATAGCCAGTTTCTTTTGCGTTGTATAGTATTGTCGTGCCACTAACGGTTATAGTTTCTCCGAAATATGCCTGTGAATATTTATCCTCTGCTCTTAAGCCCATTAGGTAAAATATGCCAGCACTTTGGGGAAGTATTTCGATTAGCGTTTCAATTGTGATGCCATCATTATATCTCGATGGAAGTAATTCGTAGTCATAGCCGTCCAGCTTGAAAAAGCCTTGAAAATAGCCGTTTACCAAGCTCATGTAGTTACCAACAGATGTTCCTGTTACGGCATTTAACTCGTAACCGTCATAGTTAATACTATCGCCAGATACTGAATAATACCCAACACGATCCATAATCATTTTATTGTCTGACGGATCAATGTAGAAACCATCGCCAATATGTGAAACTCTACCATTGTCGATTGCAGTTAAGCCAAAATCAGGTAAAGTTAATGCATTTACAGTTACATTACTTAAGCCATTAATACTCTTAATAATGTATTCATTACCGAAGTTCCATGATCCGCTATCGCAGATATCTATATTCACAGCTAAACTGTTTACCAACTCTCTATTTATATCCATTTTATTGCTTAAATGTATTTAATATATAAATACTAATTTATTATATTGTGGGACAGTATTTATAATAAAAAATTACGTTGAGAAACCAAACAATAAATATTTTGATATGAATCGTATTAATAAGGATAATGTTACAGAATTAATTAAGGAAGTATTAGAGCCAGAAGAGGTAAATATCAACTCCTTAAAAATGCAAACAACTCTAAATCCTGTGATATGGGATGAGAGAGGTGCTTTACGACCAGAGATTAGAAAACAGTTATTATTGAATGCCAGACGATTTATTGAGTTCTGTGATATTGAGTCAATGAAATATAATGATATTATTCTCACAGGTAGTATGGCAAATTTTAATTATAATGCTACTTCGGATATTGATATTCATATCGTACTAGATTTTGATCAAATCTCTGATAATGAGGAATTCGTCAGAGACTATTTTAAATTAAAAAAAGACTTGTGGGCTAATAAACATGACATTACTATTAAAGGATACGACGTTGAGATTTATGTTCAAGATACTGATGAACCTCACAAATCAACTGGAATGTATTCTCTGATCAAAAACGAATGGATTGCTAAACCGTTGAAGAAAATTGTGAATATTGATACTAAAACAGTTATGACTAAAGCCAACGATATAATGCAAGCAATTGACGAACTTGGCAATATAAAGGATAATGAACTATTCTATAAAACCTATACTAAGTTCTTGCATAAGCTAAAAAACTATAGACAGGCAGGCTTAGATACTAATGGCGAGTACTCTGTGGAAAATCTGGTCTTCAAGATTTTGAGAAATAATGGTTATCTGAAAAAACTAATCGATGAAAAAAATAAACGTATTGATTACGAACTCACTTTAGATCAGTAAAATAAATAATATAAAAATAATGTTTATTTTACTAAAAAATAAACTATTTATAAGAAACTTAGTAAATAAGAAATAAAAACGATAAAAATTTTATAATGAAAAAAAATACATCTAAAGAGGCGTTTTGCAACAGACTCCAAGAATTATCTGATATTAAGGATTTTAAATCAAAATCTAACGACAGAAATATCGGTACACTAATTGACATTGAGAGAAACAGCGACGGCGTCGCTTTTGGTATTGTAAAGGAAAACCACAATTATTATATTAAAAGAGGCGGAACTAAACAAAACCTTGACGCATCAGACTTTTGCTATATCGGTGGTCTTGAGAATATCACATCATATCAGTTTCATACTCTTGCTGAATCTGAAAAACAAAGAAACTATATGATCGCTGAAATGAATCAGTCAGCTGGTATTCGCGTCAACGCATCTGTAAGTAAAATGATTATAAGCGAAGATGTTGCTGGCGAACATATTAAGAATGCCGAAGCTTCTTTGGACACTTTAGAAGCTGCTACGGCTGCTGAAAAAAGCTCACCAGAGATCACAGCAAATGATGGCGGCAACATGGGTGCTGGCGATATGGGTGACGGAAGCGAAGCTGGTATGGGCGACGATATGAACACTGGTACTGGTGATATGGGTGCTGGCGGCGAAATGGGCGATGACATGGGTGACGGAAGCGAAATAGGTGATGAACCTGCTGGTGCAGAAGGTGATGAAGTTGGCGTTGATGGTAACAAAGCAATTGAAAAAGCAATTGGCAAATTAACCAATACTATTAGAAAAGCCGATATGACTCCAGAAGAAAGCAAATCATTTTTAGCTTCATTGATTTCATCGTTTAAAGAAAAACTACCCGAAATTGAGGTTGAAGATAGAAAAGAACTTGCCAACAAGTTAATGAAAATTAATGACTCAGGTGAAAAAGACCTTGAAGATAGTATGCCAGACGAAACTGAGGTTGACGAAACTGCCGAAGTTGGCGAAGAAACTTGCTCAGAATGCGGTGGATTTACACAGTACGCTGAATCTCGTGGTTATACACAGGAAAGCATTATGGAATGCGGCGACGACGAAATGGGAAGTCTTATTTCTGGTTATGCTAATGCACATAAAGAAGGTAAAAATAACGGTGATGCTGAAACAGTGTCTTTATATACCAATCCAAAGGTTAATGAATCATTAGTCGAAGAATATGGTCATGAGGATTATGTTAATGAGGTTCTGAAACCAGAAATCATGAAACTAAGCGAAGCCACTGACGAAGACAAACAATTAAAGATTGCTGAAAGTTGGAAAGTTGCAAAAATTGGTAAGAAAGCCGCCGTTAGCACTGGAAATACTTTAATCAAAGAAGAAAACGATCAGAAATTTAAAGTATATTTCAAAAAAGACAAATTTAAGACAGAAGATAAAGGTACATTGAAGAAATCTTTCCTTACAAAGGATGAAGCCGATGCCTATGCTAAAAAGATGAATGCTGGCGTAAACCATGTATTTGGAAATGATGCTGGTTACGTGGTTGTAGCCGAACCAAAAAAAATCAATGAAACCGAAGACGACGAAGTTGAAAATGATAATGATAACATTGATGATCTTAGTGCGCTTGGCGATCTTGATTTGGGTGCAGAAGGCGATACCGATGCAAACGTAGACGATGTTGATGATGTTACTGCTGTTACAAGTGGCGCACCTATTGAAACTCCTGCTGAGGATAGTATGTTCGCAACTGATTCTCAATCATTGGGAGCAGTTAATCCATCACCAATGGCTACAACAGAACCTATTTCAATGGGTGCTGAAACTGGCGTTGTTGTTGATGTTAATGCTCAGTCAAAAACTGTTAATGTAAAAATGAATGAAGGTAAAAAGCCTACATTCATTAAAGGTCAAAAACCAGACTTTGGTAAAAAGGATGATAAACCTAAAGATGAAAAAAAGGGTGCGAAACCTACATTTGTTAAAGGTCAGAAACCAGATTTCGGTAAAAAGGATGGCGAAAAAGAAGAAATTTCCGAAGACGCATCGGATGTTAAAGCAGCATTGGCTAAAGGAACTGCTAAGAAAACAACTCCTGTAACAAGCGTGGCTAAAACACCAGCTGGCGGTGAAAAGGGAAATTCAGCATCTGTTGTAGCATCCTCATTAGCAAAAGGAACTGCTAAGAAAGCTGGGGCAGTTACAAGCGTAGCTAAAACACCAAATGGCGGCGAAAAAGGAAACTCCGCATCAATTGTAGCGGCAGCTTTAGCTAAAGGTAAAGTATCTATGAGCGAATCAGAAACAAAATTGAGAAAATATGTTAAAAATCATTTACTCGAAATTGCTGGTTTGAAAAAAGCTACTCTAAACGAAAGTGCTAAATCTCCAAAATTGAAACAATTAGACAAACTGATCGAAAGTCAGTATGCGGATTTTAAAAAGCTTAGTATAAAATAACAAATCGTATATGTTTTAAACAAATGCCTCTTATATAGAGGCATTTGTTTTTTATAAAAAATTGTAATAAAATGAATTTAATACTATTTAATATAAAAGTAATCTTATGGCAACTGTATATGACGAAGAAGGTCTTAAATTAATCTATGTATTGAAAATCGGATATAATTCGAAAGACGAAGGAATGTTCGAGTTTATTTTCTCCAATGATCCTACGAATATTAATATTAAGGAATGGTGTTGGGATTTGATTCCAGCCTACGATAATGCAATACCACCTACCGAAGACTATATCGGGGCTGTAATAGGCTTAAAAACGTCAACGTTTGACTTATTCTGTTTACATGAAGACGTTACCAGAGAATATATGCATGGTGTTCATACAATTCACGCATTAGCATATGAAACCGAACGAACAAGTGATAATGGTTATACCCAATTTGAAAAATTGATGGAAGATGACGAAGATCAGCCATTGTTGGTATTTCATTATGGAATGACTTTAGCCAGAGTAAAAGAAATATTCAGTGCCAGAAAAATAATCTTACGGAACGATAATTTTGTTGAGGTGTCATCAATCAAATTTTAAACAATCGGCATGGCTACAAAAAGAAATAATGATGATAATTCGGAAATTGATAATAATCAGTTCCCAGACCATATACCAGCTGTCGCTTTATCAAGTGCTAGCGAACAGATAAAAAAAGACGAATTAAGAAAATTAGCCAAGGAGCTAAGAAAATCTGGCGGTAAGGTTGAACCAGTTATCATAACAACAAACGGAACAATAAAAAAAGCCAGTGAACTTAATATGGCTGAAAAGAAATGCGAAATCGTAAGATGTACTTCTGACCCAGCCTATTTTATTGAGACCTATTTAACAATTTTTGACCAGACGCAAGGGCTTGCTGGTCGAATTGTTCCTTTTAAATTATTTCCTTTTCAGCGTAAATTAATTAAAGCATATTTATCATTCCGATATAATATTGCTAATAAATATAGACAGGCAGGTATTTCTACAGCAACATGTGCATTCATTGCTTGGTATGTGATGTTTAATAGTAATAGAACGGCAGCGATTGTTGCCGATAAACTTGAAACTGCTCGTGACGAGTTAATGAATGACGTTGTTGAATTCATTGACGGCTGTCCTGACTGGCTTAGACCGAAAACAGGTAAAATGGCTGGTGCTGAAAAGAACTACAAAGATACTCAGAAGTTAAAACGTTATGATAATAACTCCGCATTGGGTGCATTTTCAGCTAAGAGTGGACTTCGTGGTACAACTCCAACACTATTGTTTTGGGATGAAACTGCTTGGACTGAAAAATCTGATAAATTTTGGACTGCTGCCAGACCTACTATGAGTACAGGGGGTAGTACTATTATGGTAAGCACGCCATCTGGCTTAGACCCCGTTTTCTATAAAACATTTGAGGGTGCTAGAAAAAAGGAAGAAAAAAATAACTTTAATGCAATTGAATTATGGTGGTATAATGATCCACGATATAATAAAGACCTTGTTTGGCTGAAAAACAAGAACAAGGATACTGAGATTAAGCTAGTTGACGATAATTGGGCTGACGACTATCGAATCAAATTAATGGATGACGGCTGGGAAGCTTCATCACCTTGGTTTGAGGAACAGGTAAGAGACGCCAACGGTGACATGAAAAAAATTGCTCAGGAAATTTTATGTGTTGGGAAAGATTCAATTGTAACCATAAGAGATGTTGCAACCTTGGATGTGATTAATTTAAGCATTTCCGAGTTATATAACAATTTGCCTCATTTAACGTCAAGTATAAATATAAACAGCAGACTTGAAATTTTCACCACAAATGGATATTCGAAATTTTATGGCGTTGATAAAAAATATAAAAACAACGGATTTAAAGTTTCATTGGCGACCGATGATCAGATTGTAGTGAGTGAGGATCATATATTTCTAGCTAATGGTAAGAATATGCCATTAAATTCATTAATACCAGATGTGTCATATCTTACTACTATTTATGAAGATTCATTCGTAAAATCGATTGAGCCGTGCGATGAAACAGAGTTTTATGATATTATTGATTCAGAGGGATGTGAATATTTTGCCAACAATATTTCAAATCATAATTGTTCATTCTTAGGTTCTGGCGATAACTTTATTGACGAAGAATATCTAAAAAGAATACAGGATCATGAGGTTAGAGTTCCAATACGTCAGGAATATACCGATAAGAATATGTGGATATTTGAAGATCCTATTCCAGAGGAACAATATGTTCTAGCTGTCGATGCATCGCCAGGCCATGGAGAGGATAATTCAACAATCAATATACTTAAACGTAATGAATATATTGAAAAGAAAATGATCACAAAAAATGGTAAGACAAAGGAAGTCAAGTTAAAGAAATTTAAAATAGAACAGGTTGCCGAATATTATGGTAAAATAGTGCCGCAAGGTCTTGCAGAAATCGTATACCAATATGGAAAGGCTTATAATAATGCTTATGTTGTCGTGGATATAACTGGTGGCTATGGTGTGCAAGCTGTTGAAAAATTATTGGAGATTGGCTATGACAATGTACACTATGCCGAAGTATCTCATAAACCGTCGAGAGATCGTTTACAGGGATACATTAAGAAAGGTCAGAAATCTATGACAGATGGTGCTGTTATTTATGTTGACTTAATTCCAGGTTTTTTCATAGGAAATAACAGAGCATCAGTGCTATTAGAGCTTCAAAGATCGATTCACTTAGAGGATATTATAATCAGATCAACAAGATTATTAATGGAATTGAAGACATTTGTTACTGTTGCTGGAAATCGTGTTGCAGACCATAAGAGATCATTTCACGATGACTCAATTATGGGACTGTCAATTGGACTATATGTTATCAACTTTGATATGGCTAGATTTAAACAAAGTAATAGCACGACTGAGCAAATGTTAAAATCTATTTTGTCTGCCAATGATATAAAGGTTATTAGCGAACAAAGAGGTGAGAAGCCTGTGCCAAAGATATCTCCGAATAGTTCATCGCCCTTAAATCCTTATATTGTAAATGCATGGCTATTTAGCGGCATAAAACAAAAATAAAAAAGAAATACTATTTATATATTGATACTTTACGATAAATTCAAGTATTTATAGAAAATTATAATATTTTATAAAAATGGAAAAAGATAAGGACAAAGGAACAGTATATCAAAAGCTAAATGGTATCTTCAATTTTGACGGTTTTGGTATTACCACAGGTGTTGAGCGTGATGTAAAGAACAATAAAGTAATTATAAAGGGTAATTCGCCAGAAGAGGTTCAAAGAAAGGGACTTGAGCTTGAACAGAAGAGAAGTCTTATAAATAAATTCACAAAAACGACTGATAGAAACTATCAGAAAGCTTTACAATATGAATCAGCTAGGTTGCCAGCATATATGGACTATGAGGGTATGGAATATTACCCAATTATTTCAAGTGCACTTGATTTATTTATGGAAGAAGCAACCACAATAGGCTTGGATGGTAAAATGCTAAACATTTATTCGAATAAGGATCGTATTAAATACCTTTTAGAGGATTTCTACTACAATATTCTAAACGTTAACACGAATCTTCCATTCTGGACAAGAAATACTTGTAAATATGGCGACAATTTCGTATTAATGCTGGGCGAAAGAAAAAAGGGTATCACAGCGATCAAGCAAATGGTAAATTTTGAAATAGAAAGAACTGAAAGAATTATCAATGGCAAATCTAGTATTCTTTTCAAAGAAAGAATGACTGGCGATGAATTCAATGCATTTGAAATAGCGCACTTTAGACTGCTTGGAGACGACAAATATATTCCGTATGGTTCATCACTACTAAACAAAGTTAGAAGAGTTTTTAGACAGCTTATAATGGCAGAGGATGCCATGCTTACATATAGAATCATTCGTGCAGGTGAAAAAAAGGTATTTAAAATCGACGTCGGAAACATTGATGACGACGATATTGAAGAATATATGTATAAAGTTGCTACCAAATTTAAAAAGGTACAGCAGGTTTCTCCCAATGATGGTCAAATTGACTATAGATTCAACATTCTAGGTAACGATGAAGATTACTTTTTACCTGTTAGAAACGCTAACACTCAGACTGGAATTGACACATTACCAGGGGCCACAAACCTTAATGATATTCATGATATCGAATATCTGAGAGATAATTTATTCATGGGACTTGGCGTTCCAAAACCATTTCTATCATTTCAGGATGCTAGTGGCGGCGGTAAAAACGTATCACAGTTTGATATTAGATTTGCTAAAAAGGTAAATAGAATTCAGCAGGCAATGGTTCAAGAGTTAACCAAAATGGGTATGATTCATTTATATCTTTTAGGTTATAGCACCGAAGATTTTAATGATTTCACATTAACGCTAACAAATCCATCAACTCAATTAGATATTCAGAAATCTGAATTACTAAGAGAAAAGTCTCAAACATATACTGAACTTACAAGGTCAGAAGGTGGTATCGCAGCAATGTCACATACAGGCGCAAAGAGAATGTTGTTCAATATGACTGACAGAGAAATCGTTGAAGATTTGAAACAACAGAAAATGGAGAAGGTTATCATGCAAGAATTTGCTGATGCTCCTGTTACGATTAAGAAATCAGGTTTATTTGCAGACATTGATAAACGATATGGTGACCCAACTGCAATAGCATCAGTCGCTAGCGGCAACACCGAGCAAGGTGGAGCACCAGCTGGCGGCGGTGGTATGCCACCAATCAATATGAATGATATGGGCGGCGGTGAAGGCGAAATGCCGCCACCAGCAGCAGGTTTACCGAATCAAACACCTGCAGA